GATGAAGAAATTGAAGGAACTTTTGAAGATTTCTCTATGCCGGAAGCTTTTGCAAACCTCACCGGATTTCTTACCAACTAAACACCTAAAACCCCTTGTGTGGCTTTCCTGTAAGGTCATATAAGGGGTTTTTATTATCAAACCAACAACAGAAAGGAAATAAAGAAAATGTCCAAATTTAAGCAATTTATGAAAGCCAACAAGGTTAAAAGGAATAATGAAAGGTATGCTCCCACCGATTCCCTGACGGATGAAAACGGGGAAGCCCTGAAATGGGAGTTCAGGAACATCGGGTCAAAGGAAAATGAAACATTACGCGATTCCTGTACCATAGAAGTGCAGGTTACCGGAAAGCCGAACTTATTCCGGCCAAAACTTAACACATCCCAGTATCTGTCAAAAATGATTGTTGCAGCTACTGTCTCCCCAGATTTGTATGATAAGGAATTGCAGGACTCATACGGTGTCATGACCCCGGAAGATCTGGTTTTTGCCATAGTGGATGAAGCTGGGGAATATCAGGAATTTACAACCTGGATGCAGAAGTTCCAGGGATTTACCAAGTCTTTTGATGACAAGGTGGATGACGCAAAAAACTTATAGAAGAAGGGGATGGTGAAGCGAACTATGCTTACTATGCCCTTCATAAACTTCACATACTGCCATCCATTTTTTTGGAAATGGATGAACAGGAAAAAGCTTTTGTTGTCGCATCTATAAAAATAAAAATGGAAAAGGACAAAGAAGAAAAGAAAAAGGCTGAAAAGAAAGCCAGGAAGAAAGGCAGGTGACGGTAATGTCAGGCATCCAGACAGGTATAGAACTCAATGATGAGTTTACCAACGTGATTTATGGTATCATCAATGCGGTAAACCTTGCAATTTCGGGCATGGAAGATATGCAGCATAGTATGAACGCTGACATTAACACGTCATCTCTTGAAGGTGCACAGGATGAAATCAATCAGGTTACCATGGCAGTTAATGAGTTGAATGCAGCCATGCAAAATACCAATACTGGAATTTCTGCTCCAATGGTTGATTCAGGTAGTCAAAATGTGATGAACATTGATGTAATCCCTGTCCTTCCGGATCCGCTTGTGGAGAATCCTGAACCTATCAGACCGGAGATACAGCCCAATGCGCCCCCTGAACCGATTGAAATTCCGGTACAGTGGGAAACGGATGGGTTGGACGTATTTACGAGTACGGGGATTGACCGGTTTCAACAGGAAGTTCAAAGCACGAATGCTATGTTGGAGCAGCTGAGCAATACACAGGATAATATTGCCAGGCGGGCTTACAATACTAATATTTTCCCTCCGGAAGCATCCCAAAATCTGAATAGCATGGCAGTAAGGATTGACAATGTACGTGATCGTATTCAGCAGATAGAAAATAATCCGGTAAATCTGGGAACGGATACTGCCAATGCAGAACTGGAACAATTACGTTCTCAATTATCGCAGGCATTACAGGCGCAGAATGATCTTAACGGTGCAATGCAGAATATGGATGTTTCTGCTGCAAATGATGCTTATCTGAGGTTATCGCAGACTGTCAGCGGTACAGAACGGTATATCAGGGATAATGTAAACGAACAGGGGCAGTTTAATCGTGAAATCCAGGAAGGTGTAAATGAAGCAAGTAACCTGCAGGGTATGATTGCAAAAGCCGCTTCTGCTTTTCTTGGTGTTGCTGGCATACGAAAAGCAATCGGCTATATTTCTGATACTACAAGCGCATATAATACACAGTTAAACGCTGAATTACAGCTTATGACTGTTCTCAGCAATATGATGGATGAAGATTATGTTTCACAGTTTGAGATTGATGTTACCGCTGACACAAGCAGCGCAATCAACGAGATCGCAGCCATTCAGAGCAATGCGGATGATGTAACAGTAATTGTTTCTGCTAATACCCTTGCATTGGAAAATGCTTTTGATGCTGTCACAAAAAAAGCTTTGGATATACAGTCAGGGGGCATCTATGGTGATGAAGCCATGATTGCGGGTGCTGGTGAATTATCAACCTATTTCACGGATATTGATGCCCTTACCTCTATGATGGACACCCTTAGTAATTATGCCATGGGTATGTCAGGAGGTGGTGTAATTGATTCAAAGGCTATGGTTGACTATGCAACCGGGCTTGGGAAAATAATGTCCGGCTCGTATGATGCTATGACAAAAAAAGGTTTTGAATTTACGGATGTCCAGAAAGCAATCATTGAAGGTACAGCCACTGAAGCGCAGATTGTTGCCGTACTTGGGGCAGAATACCTTTCAATGAGCAGCGACATGCAAGCCGCAGCCGCTATTACAAGCGTTATAGATGAGTCATGGGCTGGTTTGTACGAAACTATGAGTAATACACCTGAAGGGCGAATTATTCAGCTAAAAAATGCTTGGGGTGATGTATCAGAGGTAATTGGTTCACAGCTTTACCCCTATGTGATGCTGTTTGTTGATGCCATTGAAAGTAACTGGGGAACGATCGAAGGAATTGTATATGGTTTTTCAGATGCTTTACAGTTTATACTTGGCATTTTAGCGGCTTTGGTGGAAGGTGCTTTTTTTGTATATCAGGTAATTGCTGATAACTGGTCAATCATAAGCCCTATTGTGTACGGTGTCATTGCTGCATTGGCAACCTATGCCTTATATCTGGGAATTGTAAAAGGTATAGAGTTAGCAACCGCAGCGGCAAGTGCAGCTATGGCAGTAGGTAAAGGTCTTGTTGCAGCGGCAACTATGATTGCTACAGGTGCAACATGGGCACAGACAACCGCCCAAATGGGTCTGAATGGAGCAATGTATGCTTGTCCGATTGTGTGGATTATTCTGCTTATTATTGCACTAATAGCAGTTATCTTTGCTGTATGTAATGCGATTGCGGATATGACAGGCGTAGCTGAATCAGGTTTTGGTGTGATTACAGGCGGTATCAACGTGGTAATACAATTTTTCAAAAACCTGGGATTAGCCGTAGCAAATATAGCACTCGGAATATGGGAAGCACTGGGAGCATGTGCTGATAACATAGAGATTGCATTCCATAATGCAATCTGTTCTGTACAAGCATGGTGGTATGATTTGCTCTCCACTGTCCTGACAGTAGTTGACGGAATATGTGAATCACTGAATAAGTTACCTTTTGTGGAATTTGACTATTCAGGTATTACATCCGCAGCAGATGAGTATGCAGCCAAGTCAGCAGAAGCAGCTGGGAACAAAAAGGAATACACATCCGTAGGTGATGCGTTCAATAAAGGTATGTCAACCTTTGACACTTTTCAGGATGGATGGGCTTCTGATGCGTTTAATGTGGGTGCAGCATGGGGTGATGGTATTGCCGATAAGGTTTCTAATTTCAGCCTGTCGGATTTGTTTGGTGCGACAGATATACCCAATGTGGACGATTATATGGCAGCACTTAATGGTTCAGGTGTGGCCGGAAATCTTGATACGATCGCGGGTGACACTGGAAACATATCTGATGCAATGGATATCACAGAGGAAAATCTGAAATACCTCCGTGATGCCGCAGAGCAGGAGACGGTGAACAAATTCACAACCGCTGAAATAAAGGTGGATATGACTGGGATGCAGAACACAGTAAACAACAACGGTGATCTTGATGGGTTCATTACCGAGTTGACTGACGCAGTACATGAAGCCGTGGATATTATGGCGGAAGGAGCGCATGTATAATGGCAAAAAGTGGATATGATGTCTATCTGGATAAATGTCTTCTTCCGGTTACGCCAGAGCAGATACAGACCAGGATAAACAATGAGAATGTAACAGTTACCCTGATAAATGAAGGGCAGGTTAACCTGCTGAAAAAAGCAGGGCTTACGGATATCGAATTTGAGTGCATGATTCCTCAGGTGAGATATCCGTTTGCTGTATATAAAGATGGTTTTAAGGATTCCGGGTATTACACGGACTATTTTGAACAGCTAAAAACCAGCCGGAAGCCTTTCCAGTTTATAGTATCCCGTTTCCTGCCGGATGGGAGATCTCTGTTTGGTACCAATATAAAAGTATCAATGGAGGATTATAAAATAACGGAGAGTGCGGGTAACGGTTTTGATTTAATGGTTAAGGTGAAGTTAAAACAGTACTGTGATTATGCCACGAAAACAATAAATATTGTTCTGACATCTGCAAAACCTCAGGCTGCTGTGCAGACAGAAAGACCGGCTGGGAACGCACCCTCAGGCGGTTCCTATACGGTAGTGAAAGGTGACTGTCTTTGGAATATAGCAAAAAGTTATTACGGGAACGGATCTAAATGGCAAACCATTTATAATGCCAACAGGCAAACTATCGGCGGTAACCCTAACCTGATCAAGCCGGGGCAAGTGCTGACAATCCCGCCAGCATAAGGAGGTAGCAAGGTGTACATAGAATTATTAACCGGCAATGAAACTGGAACAAAAGTATTCCAGCCGATTGTACAGGAAGGTATTGAGTGGTCGTTAGAACGAAGAAGTGTACCCGGACAGCTTACCTTTAAAGTGCTCAGGGATGATATCCTGGATTTTTCCGAAGGCAGCCCGGTCAGGATGAGGGTAGACGGCTATAATGCTTTCTATGGTTTTGTATTTACACAAAAAAGAGACAGGAACCAGATAATAACTGTAACCGCATATGACCAGCTGAGGTTTTTGAAAAATCCGGATACAAAGGTAATTGAGAACAAGACGGCTTCTGTTTTTCTTCTTCAGATTGCCGGAGAATATGGGTTAAATACTGGTGCAATACAGGATACCGGATATGTGATCCCATCCAGAATTGAAAAAGACACTTCTCTCTTTGAGATGGTGGAAAATGTACTGGATATAACCCTCATGAACACAAAAGAAATGTTTGTTTTGTATGATGATTTCGGAAAGCTGACATTGCGGACTTTAGCTGATATGTACGTTGGTGAGCCTGGCGCTTACCTGCTTATAGATGAAGAGACCGGGCAGAATTTTGAGTATACCTCTTCCATTGATGATAACACCTATAACAAAATAAAGCTTACCTATGACAACGAGGAAACCGGGAAAAGGGATATCTACATATCCCAGGATTCATCCAACATCAATAAATGGGGTGTCCTTCAATATCATGACACTTTATCAAAGGGAGAGAACGGTCAGGTAAAGGCGGATGCCCTGCTTGATTTATATAACAAAAAGACCCGTAAACTCAGAATCAATAATGCTATTGGTGATATCCGGGTTAGGGCAGGAAGTATGGTATGCATCAAATTAGACCTGGGTGATATTAAGGTATCTAATTTTATGCTGGTGGAAAAGGTAAAGCATAAATTTAATGAAAACGAATACTGGATGGATTTAACTTTAAGAGGAGGTGAATTTATTGCCTGATGCAGCGGAATTAGTAAAATCAATCAAACGGGCAGCGGTAGAAGCTGTAGAAGCAGGTAAACCAGTGGAGGTATGTTTTGGGACAGTAGAGAGCGTGTCGCCTATAAAAATAAAAGTGGAACAGAAAATGACTTTAGGCGCAGCACAGCTTGTCCTTTCTCGGAACGTTACTAACTATAAAGCAAAAATCACCATAGGCTGGGAGACAGAAGAAAGCGAAACGATTGGCGAAACACATAATCACACCCTTTCCGGCCAAAAGGAAATCACAGTACATAATGGACTGGCTAAAGGGGAGAAGGTAATTTTGATTCAACAGCAGAAAGGGCAGAAATACATTGTATGGGATAGGGTGGAAACATGATACCTTCAACAAGCGGATTTTTAGAAAATGAATTTGAGATCACAGAGCAGCCAAGCAAGACTTTTAAGCTGGATAAGGATAAAAATTATGTGCGTGGGGTGACAGATCAGTTAGAAGCAGTTAAGCAGGCAATCTATATGGTATTAAACACAGAACGGTACCGGTACCCTGTGCTTACCTGGAACTATGGAGTGGAATTTATGGATTTGTATGGGGAACCAGTATCCTATGTTTGCCCGGAGCTTGAGCGCAGGATAACCGAAGCACTTACATGGGATATGAGAATAACCGGCGTGACGGGTTTTGAATTTGATACCGGCTTAAGGGGAAGTGTGCAGGTGAATTTTACAGTACATACCATTTACGGGGATGTGAGGGTAGAAAAGGCGGTGGATATATAGTGTACGAAGATATGACCTACGAAAACATACTGAAAGGAATGATGGCACGTGTCAGTAATGATCTGGATAAGAGAGAAGGCAGTATAATTCATTATGCGTTAGCTCCTTCTGCTTATTATATGACACAGACCTATTTTCAGCTGATGAATTTTGTCAGTCTGGTTTATCCGGATGAATCTGCAGGGATGTATCTTGACAACTTTGCCGGCATGTTTGGAATAGTTCGGAAAGCAGCTACAAAAGCAATCAAGACAGGCAGTTTCGATGTAAAGGTACCTATAGGCAGTCGCTTTACAGCAATGGGTGAGTCAACACTACTTTACGCAGTAACAGAATATACAGGGGAGGAATCCGGTGTTTTTCTATACAGGATGAAATGCGAAACCGCGGGGGATGTCGGGAATGAGTATACCGGAAAACTGGTGCCGGTTGAATATATCAGCGGTTTAGGATCG